CTAGAACGCCGCCCACCAGTAGAGATAGGAACACACGAAGCCCGGTGTGCCGGACGAAGCGCCAGGCGCGTCCAGCTGCGCGATGTCGAAGCAACCGACGCCTGAACTGGGTAGGTGGGTGGTGTTCGTCGCGACGAGATTTCCGTCGATGTAGAACTCGTACCCCGTGCCTGACACCTGCGCGACCCTGAACACGTGCATGTTCGTGTCCGCCGCGACTCCCGTGTCGGTCACGGTCTGTGCACTGCCATCGGCGGTGACCGCCTGCCAGTTCGTGTCTCCCGCGTGCGTCGAGTAGCGGAAACCGACGAACTGACCGCCTGAGGTTCCGACGTTGTCGGTCTGCAGGCTCGTTCCGCTGAGACTTGAGATGCCGAGCCACACGCGCGTGGTCGCCGTCTGCTGTAGGAGCAGCGCGTCGGGCGTGTCGATGAAGGTGTACGACCACATGCAGACGGAGGCGCTGCGCGCTCCGCTGCGCCAGGTGGCCGCTCAGTTGTGCCCAGATGTGCCCAAACTGCTGGTTGGCAACGTGGAGATGTTGAATATAAAGAAGATGGTGAGCGCGGTAGGAATCGAAACTTCCGCGCATGGTCGCAACCCGCTGGTTTCATTGGAGTGATCCAGCACTGCCCCTCCAAAAATCCCCAAACAAAACGGTCGTTTTGTTACCTGACTGTTACTTGGCCGGGGCGAATGTGAGTGCGCACTTATAGCCTTTGCTCTAAAAGCCTGCCTTAACTCTTTCCCCGCAAAGCCCTACAGTTCAGCCACACCGCGACCAATCAAAAACCGCGCCACGCTCCGCGTGAGCGCTATACCGGGGGTTTGTCCGCAATGCAGAGCCGCGTTGGCAGTCTCATCGAGTCGTGCGCCAGCACACTCATCGGGTTCGGGGTCGCGCTGCTGTCGCAGCTCGTGATCTTTCCTCTCTACGGCGTGCACGTGCCGCTGTCCACCAATCTCGCCATCACCGTGTGGTTCACGTTTATCAGCGTCGCTCGCTCGTATTGCGTGCGGCGCTTTTTCAATGCCTGGCTTACGCGCCAGCTCAACAACAAGGGGGTTTCATGAAAGAGAGTCTGCAGGAAGCGGCCGTCACAGAGACGAAGTTCGCGGCGTGGGTGAAGGAGTTCGGCGTCTCGAAGCTCGCCGAGGAAATGCGCAAGCTCGGCCAGGACTACGCGCTCACCTACGTGGCCATCTACCAGCACCTGCGCGCCGAGACGGAGCCGCGCCCGACGAAGATGCGCGGGTACGTGAAGATCGCGGGCGGTCGGATCACCTTGCAGGACATCCACGACCACATCGAGGTCATGCGCGCCGCGCGTGCCAACGTTCAACTGCAAGAGGCCCGGCCATGACGCTGCGCTGCAAACCCGGAGACATGGCCGTGGTGTGCGGCGCGGGTGTCCCCGAAGAAGAACAGCATCTCGGCAAAGTGATTAAAGTCGTCGGGCTGACGCGGCATTCCAAAAACGGCAGGCCATGCTGGACGTATGAAGGCCCGTTGATCAAGCATCTTTTCCCTGATGGGAGCACCACGACTGTTCGAGCGTTTGGCGATGACATTCTTCGTCCGCTGCGGCCCGATCCTGGCTTCGACGAGACGCTGATTCGCGCCGGACTGCCGAAGCGTAATTCGGTGACATTCGGGCCTGCGCACGTGACGATCAGGGTGAACCCATGAGCCGCAAACGCTCAAATCGCAAGCCGCGCCCGGTCTGGACGAACCCGATCGAGGTGGCGATCGAGTCAGCGCGGAAGCTACCCGCAGACGACGTCGAGAAGCTGAAAGCCGCGCTTCATCGGGCGCTCGGCGATTTTCGCAAGGGCATCGAGTGCCCGCGCAATTGGGCGGACCTGGCAGACGCCATGAACATGGCCGAGGCGCTTTCTCTGCTGGGCATCCTCGCCGACGAGGACAGCAAACGCTGGTTCCAGCGTGCGCAGGATGCACTGTCATCCGTGCGCGATCGCTGCAGCGCGACCGGCTCGTGGACGTTGCGGGCGCCGGAGGTTGATGCGCTCGTGGAGGGTCTGTTCCTGCACGACATCCAGCTCCGATTCTGCAGCCTGGGAGAGTTCGACCGAGCGCGCCAGATCGTGACCAATCGATGCAGCCAGGCGCTGGCCGGGAACGCCGGGCCTGGCGTGAAGGTGGTGCGCGCCGCATGACGCAGTGCGATTGCTGTGCCGTTGCGCAGGTGAACCCGCGCACCGGGTTGTTTCGCAAGGATTGCCAGGAGTGCCGCGCGCGTGCGCTGGCACAGGGCATGGAGTTTTTCTTGTCGCAGCGCGCGGGCCGGATGACACCGGAATACCGTGCGGCGCTCGACGAGGGTTTCAAGGACGACGCCGCTGGCGGCCACGACCGTGTGAAGGCGTGGGCGCGGCGAATCAAGGGGGACTGAAAAGTGAGCACCGCTAAAAATGAATCGCCTGCAGATGTTGCGAAGCGCATCAAGGAATGGCTTGGGCCAAACGGCCGCGAAAACACCGCGTCTCTGCTGCTGTACGAAGCCATGCTTGCTCTGGAAGGTATTGCTCGCGCGCAGGCTGATGCGCGGCCCGTGGATTGGTTGCATCGTCAGGGTGCCCACACGGAAGTTTCCGAGCGCGAACTTGACGATGGCGAAATAAGCCGTGGCTGGACGCAAGAACCACTCTACACCGCGCTGCCCAAGACCGGGGGTGCAGCATGAGCATCCTGGGAATTGACCCCGGTCTCACCGGCGCGATCGCCATCGTCAACGCGGACGGTTTCATCGTGGAAGACATGCCGGTGATGGCGAACGGCACCAGCGCGAAAGTGCGCAACGTCGTGAATGCGGCCGAACTTGCGCGAGTACTGCGCCCGCATGCGGACCGCATCCGCGTCGCATACGTCGAGCGCGTCTCAACTATGCCGGGCCAGGGCGTTGCGTCGCAGGGTTCGCTCATGCACAGCGCGGGCGTGGTCGAGGGCGTGCTTGCAGCGCTCGGGATTTCGCTCGTGCTGGTGACGCCGGGCAAATGGAAAAAGGCGATGGGCCTGGCGAACGACAAAGAGGCGTCGCGCGCCCTAGCGCAGCGCCTGTTCCCTGACGCGCCGCTCGGGCGCAAGAAAGACCACGGCCGCGCTGAGGCGCTGCTCATTGCCCAATACGGCACGAGGCAGGCATAGACCATGGCCGGAGACTGGATCAAGATGCGGAACAACCTGTGGGACGACCCACGGGTATCTCGCCTTTGCGACATCACTGGATCGGGCGAAGCACCGATCATCGGCGGCTTGTACTGGCTGTGGGCGACTGCCGACGAGCACACGGCCGATGGTTTTATGCCGGGCCTGAGCGCGTCAGGTATTGACCGTAAGACTGGCGTGCGCGGCCTGGGCGCTGCCCTGCAGGAAGTGCGGTGGATCGAGGAAGCCGAGGGCGGAATACGGCTTGTTCGTTTCGATGAGCACAACGGCGCCTCTGCCAAGCGTCGATGCATGGAAGCCCAGCGCAAGGCCAATTCCCGATCCTTGTCCGCATCCGATGCGGACGGAACGCGGAACGATGGCGGACGAAATGCGCCGTTTTGCGGACCTAGAGAAGAGAAGAGAAGAGAAGAGAAGAAAGACAACGGTATATCAGACTCTTCAGAGAGTGCCGCTGCGGAAAGTGCGCGCAAGCGCGCCTCTCGAAAATGCCCGGAGTCGTTCTCGTTGACGGACGAAATGCGCGAATGGGCAAAGCAGAACCATCCAGCCGTGAATATCGAGATCGAGACGGCAAAGCTGCGCGACCACACCTTCAAAACCGCGATCACGGATTGGGCGGGAGCCTGGCGCAACTGGATTCGCAAAGCCGCCGAATACGCCAAGCCACCGACACACGCGCGACCCGCACCGCGAAGCGATGACTTCGGCAGCATGAATTACGGCCAGGGAGGGCGACTGTGAAAAAGCTGGCAGAGATCGGTTTCAATGTGGTGCCGAAGACGGCTAATGCGACGTGCGAGACACACGGCGCGTACGAAAGCGTCTGCTACTTCGGCAATATCTGGTCGAAGTGCCCGCGATGCGTCGAGGAACGCGAGGCGAAGGAACGAGCCGACGCCGATCGGAAGGCGCGCGAGGAAAAGATCGCCGCCTGGCAGCGCAAGCTCGGCGCATCCGGGATTCCGCAGCGGTTTCAGGACCGCAGCCTGCAGAGTTTCGTTGCCGCCACCGATGCCCAGCGCGCCGCGCTCGACTTCGCCAACCGCTATGCCGACGAGTTCGACGAAGTGCTCAAGACCGGACGCTCGGCAGTGTTCGTTGGCAAGCCGGGCACAGGCAAGACGCACCTGGCGGTCGGCATCGGCCTGCGAATCATGCACCGCGATCGGCGCAGCGTCCTGTTCTCGACCGTGATGCGAGCGGTGCGCCGCGTGAAGGACACGTGGGGCCGCGACAGCGAGGAAACCGAAAGCCAGGCTATAGCGGCTCTGGTTTTCCCTGATCTGTTGATCCTGGACGAGGTCGGTGTGCAGTTCGGCAGCGACACCGAGAAGCTCATCATGTTCGACGTGCTGAACGAGCGATACGAGAAGCGCAAGCCGACGTTGCTGCTCTCGAATCTTTCGACCGACGGCGTTCGTGCCTTTCTCGGCGAGCGCATTTACGACAGACTGCGGGAAGACGGCGGCGAGTTCGTCGTGTTCGATTGGGAATCTCACCGGGGCAAGGCATGAAAATCGACGTCGACATCGACACGTCTGAGCTGCAGGAGCGCTTCAAGCTGACCGAGAAGAACATCGCGTACGCGACAGTCAACGCGGTGAACGAGACGGCCAAGCAGGTGCAGAAGCTCGCGCAGGACAATGTGCGCTCGAAGTTCCACGTGCGCAAAGATTTCGTCATCCGCCAGGCCGCGATCATCAAGCCGTTCGCCAGCATCGGCCAGTCGCGGCCGTATGCGGAGATCTCCGTGGGCCAGAAGCCGCGCCTGCTGCTGTCGGATTTCGAGAAGGGCGCGCAGCGCCCACCGTTCATCGGCAAGCGCGTTGCAATGCCGGTGCCGGGTTCGCCAGCTCGCCCGACGCTCGACGCGCAGGTGCCGGGCAATCTGCTGATGACCGCTCTCAACCTGCAGCCCGCGCTCTCGGCGGCGCAGATCAAGCAGCGCAAGACCATCAAGGGCAGCACTGCTGCACAGACGAAATCGATGCGTGCGGATTTCACTCGCGCCGCAGGCGCGGGGCAGGTGTGGAAAGGCAAGGAGCACACCTACATGATCCCTGGCGTCGGCGTGTTCCAGCGCACCGGCAAGGGCAAACGCGACACGACCCTCCTGTACAAGTTCGTGCCGACGCAGACGCTGATTCCCCGGCTGGGATTCCTGTCGCTGGCAAAGGGTGAAGGGCAGCGTCTGTTCAAGAAGAACATGGAGACAGCCGTCATCGCGGAGCTGGCTAGAAAGCGAAAGTGAAAAACGAGGGGGCGGGAGTGAAGAAGAGGAAGGGGAAGGAACCACTGACGCAGCGCATCATGAATGCCGCGTCCGGTCCGTTCGTCGCGCGGGAGTTCCTGCGCCTGGGAACCACCGAGGCGTACATCGTGATCGCGCTGCACAAGCTGCTCGATGCTGGCCTGGTCCGGCGCATCGGCTTGAGACACACGTGGGACTACGGCCGCGAGTCGCTCTACGAAGTCGTGCCCGAGCGTGAGCGTGCTGATGCTGTGGCGAGCGACGCGATAGGACGCGTTCTGAGCGCGTCTCGTGCTGCGTGGCTACCCCAGGCTGGGCCGAGCGAAAAAAGCGCCATGGCGGCTAAAATGACGGGGTTGGCGGGCCGTCGCCGATCGGGTGGGTCCTTTGGCGAGTCAGGACCTGCGGGGACCGGCGATCCCGAGGCAAAGTTAGCGGGCGCTAACTTTTTCAAGTTACCGGGCCGCGTGGTAACGCCCGGCGCGGAAGTGGTAACCAACACGGGGGAACAGGGATGACGAGTCCGTTGATGGCGAACGCCATCGAAATCTGGCCGGTCGAGCGGCTGAAACCGTACGCGAACAACGCGCGCACCCACTCCGAGGCCCAGATCGAGAAGATCGCGGCTTCGATTCTGGAGTTTGGCTTTACAAATCCGATCCTGGTCGACGAAAACGACGGGATCATCGCCGGGCATGGCCGCTTGATGGCCGCGATGAAGCTGAAGATGGCCGACGTGCCAATCATTCTGCTCACGCACATGTCCGACGCCCAGCGCCGTGCGTACATCCTGGCCGACAACCGGCTCGCGCTGGACGCCGGATGGGACGACGCGATGCTGGCGCGCGAGCTGGCCGCGCTGCAGGCGGATGGTTTCGACCTGGAGCTGACCGGATTCAACGATGACGAGATCGACGCGCTGCTCGCTGAAGGCGATGATGGCGACGCTGGTGGTGAAACGGACGAGGACGCCGTGCCCGAGGCGCCGTACTTCCCCACTTCGGTGCCGGGCGACGTCTGGATTCTCGGGCAGCATCGCGTCATGTGCGGCGATTCCACCAACATTGAGGCCGCCGAGCGGCTGATGGATGGCCTGGCCGCCGACTGCATGTGGACCGATCCGCCGTACAACGTCGCCTACGAGGGCGCGGCGGGCAAGATCCAGAACGACGACATGGAGGACGGCGAGTTCCGCCAGTTCCTGGTCGACGCTTTCACCACCGCGTTCGCTGTGATGCGCGCCGGGGCGCCTGCCTACATCGCGCACGCTGACACCGAAGGTTTGAACTTCCGCGCCGCGTTTCAGGCGTCGGGCTTCAAGCTGTCGAGCTGCTTGATCTGGCGCAAGAACTCGCTGGTGCTGGGCCGATCCGATTACCAGTGGCAGCACGAGCCGATTCTCTACGGCTGGAAGGAAGGCGCGGCGCACATCTGGTTCGGTGAGCGCAACAAGACCACGATCCTGGAGATGGACGACTCGCCTTTCACGCAGGTGGGCGACAACGAATGGCAGATCACGCTCGGCGAGACGACGATGATCGTGCGCGGCGAGAACCTGACTGTCGAGCCTGTGCGCGGCACGGTGTTTTTCGAGGAAAAGCCCGCGCGCAATGGCGAGCACCCGACGATGAAGCCGGTGGCGCTGATCGAGCGCATGCTGGAGAACTCGACAAAGCGGGGCGCCGTGGTGCTCGACCTATTCGGCAGCTCGGGTTCGACGCTGATTGCAGCGCACAAACTCGGCCGACGAGCGCGGCTCATGGAGCTGGACCCCAAGTTCGTCGACGTGATCGTGCGCCGCTGGCAAGACTTCACTGGCAAGAAGGCCGTGCACGAGGACGACGGCATCACGTTCGACGAGATGGCCGAGGCCCGGAAGCCCGTTGACGCATGATCTCGATCCGCAAGTACGCGCAGGAGCGCGGAATCTCGCACGTCGCGGTGCTGAAGGCGATCCAATCGGGGCGCCTGGTCAAGTCGATCGCGCATGACCCCGCTGGCAAGCCGAAGATCGCGGACCCGGAGCTGGCCGATCGTGAATGGGCGGCCAACACCGACCAGGCGAAGCCGCTGAATCGCATCTCAGGCGAGCCGAAGCGTCGAAAGGAGACCGCGACGGCCGCGTACGAGCCGCGCCAAGGCGCCGCGCCGCCAGCACCCACCCCGCAACCGTCTGCGCCGCCCGCGTCCGCCGAACCTGGTGGAAGTTCCGGTCCGACGTACGCGCAAAGCCGCGCAATCCGCGAGGCGTACCAGGCGCGCCTGGCAAAACTCGACTACGAGGAAAAGGCCGGGAAGCTGCTGCCGGCCGATGCCGTGCGCGTGGCCATGTTCAACGCCGGGCGCAAGGCGCGCGACATGCTGATGGCGCTGCCCGACCGCATCGCGCCGCTGGTGGTGGGGAACCCGGACCAGCACGAGGTGCACCGTCTGCTCACCGATGAAGTCCGGCGCGTGTGCGCCGAGATTGCCAACGTCAAGCCACCCGAACGCAGCGCCGATTGATGCAAACCGCAGAGCACATCGTCCAGGAAGCGTGGATCGCTGGCTGGGAGCCGCCGCCAGACCTGAACGTGTGGCAGTGGGCGGATGAGCACCGCATCCTGTCCGGCAAGGCGGCGGCCGAGCCTGGCCGCTGGCGTACCGAACGCGTGCCGTACCAGCGTGAGCCGATGGAGATGCTGTCGCCACAGTCGCCGACGCAGCGAGTCGTGCTGATGTGGGCGTCGCAAACTTCGAAGACCGAGGGCGCGAACAACTGGCTCGGCTACATCGCGCACCACGCGCAGGGTCCGACGCTGTTCGTGATGCCGACGCTGAACGACCTGAAGAAGAACGTGCTGCAGCGGATCGACCCGATGATCCGCGAGACGCCCGCGCTGGCCGAGCGGTTTGCGAAGCCCGCGTCGCGCGACTCGGCGAACAACATGTTCGTCAAGGAATTCGACGGCGGCATGCTCATCCTGTCGGGCGCCAACAGCGCCAGCTCGCTCGCGTCGATGCCGATCCGCTACCTGTACGGCGACGAGATCGATCGCTGGCCGCACGACGTCGACGGCGAAGGCGACCCTCTCGATCTGGCGGCACAGCGGACGGTGACGTTCCGCAGCCGCAAGAAAATCCTGCTCACCAGCACGCCGACGATCAAAGGTTTCTCCGCGATCGAGCGGGAGTTCATGCGCTCCGATAGGCGCTACTACTTCGTGCCGTGCCCGCACTGCGGCCACATGCAACACCTACGCTGGAAGGATGAGGACGGAACCCCGCGTTTGCGCTGGGAGCGCGACGCGAACGGCCGCCACCTGCCGAAAACCGCGCGCTATCTGTGCGAAGAATGCGGCGTGCTCATTGAGGAACGGTTCAAGAGCCAGATGCTGGCCGCTGGCAAGTGGCAGGCGACGGCGCCCAGCGACGGCGAGACGGTCGGTTATCACCTGAACGCACTCTACTCGCCGTTTTATTCGTGGGCCGAGATGGCGTCCGACTTCCTGAAGTCGAAGGACGTACCCGAGAAGCTCAAGGCGTGGACAAACACGAAGCTCGCCGAGACGTGGGAAGAGCAGGGCTTGGCGCTGAACGCGAATGTGCTGGCGCGGCGCCTGGAGAAGTACGATCGCGGCGTGGTGCCGCACGCGGCGGCGGTTCTGGTCGGCTCGGCCGACGTGCAGGGCGATCGCGTCGAGGCCAAGCTCGTTGCATTCGGCGCGGGCGAGGAATCGTGGCTCGTGGACTACGAGATTTTTTGGGGCGACCCGAGCAGTGACGCGTCGGTCTGGATGCGCCTGGATGAGTGGCGTCGCCGGGATTTCCCGGTGTCGGGCACCAACCGCAGCATGCGTGTTGCGATCTTCGGCGTCGACTCGGGCGACCAGGCGGACGCGGTGTACGACTACGTGCAGCCGCGCCAGTCCGAGCGTGTCGTCGCGCTCAAAGGGTCCGAGTATCTCAGTCGTCCTGGCATGGCGATGGAGGCCACGGCCAAACGATCGCACATCCGTCTCTACCGGATCGCCACTGTGGCGGCAAAGGACCGGCTGCTTTCGCGGATGCGCATCGAGCAGGCCGGGCCGGGCTACATGCACATGCCGGTGTGGGTGCCCGAGCAGTATCTCGACCAGATGACCAGCGAGAAGAAGCTCAAGAAGAAGGATCCGCGCCGTGGCACCGTGAAGATCGAGTACGTATCGACGGGACGGAACGAGGCGTTCGACTTGGAGGTGTATGCGCTCGGTCTGCTATTCGTGCTGCAGACGTTCGTGAATCCGAACCTGTACCGCGATCTCGGGCTGCTCCAGCAGATGCTGGAAAGCGGGCAGCCGCTCAATGCGCAAAGACGTATTCGCGGTGTGCGAAATCCCGGGATTCCCACAGGTGATTAACATCCACCCACCACTTCAACATTGAAAACCCATGCCCACCATGCTAAAAGATGAGAGCCAAGTGCCTCAAAACAAAACTAAAAACGGCAACCACCTTCGTGCTTTGGAGACGCGGAATTTACGCTCCAATGGCAATCGCGACGTCCCGAGATTCATTGACCTTTTCGCCGGGATCGGCGGCACGCGCACAGCGTTTGAGCGCGCTGGCTGCCGCTGCGTGTTCACATCGGAATGGAATCGGTTCGCCGCGCAAACCTACGAAGCGAATTTCGGCGACAAGCCTCATGGCGACATAACGAAGATCGATGCGTCGGAGATACCAGATCACGAGATTCTGGTCGCGGGCTTTCCATGCCAGCCTTTCTCGATCTCAGGAGTGTCCAAGAAGAATGCTCTGGGCCGCGCTCACGGTTTCGACGACCCCACCCAGGGCACTTTGTTCTTTGACATCAAGCGCATTCTCAAAGAGAAGCGCCCCGCTGCGTTTCTGCTCGAAAACGTGAAGAACTTGCAGCATCACGATAAGGGTAGGACATTCAAAGTAATCATGGAGACGCTGGAGGGCGAACTCGACTACGACGTGCACTACGCCGTGATCGATGCTAGGTCGCTTGTCCCCCAGCATAGAGAGCGCATTTACATCGTCGGCTTCAGGGAGCCGCGCGCGTTTTCTTTCCCCCCATTTCCTGATCTCCATCCGAAGCTGCGGAACGTGCTCGAATCAGACGTGCCGTCCAAGTATGGGCTGACGCCGCATCTCTGGAAATACCTGCGCGACTACGCCGAAAAGCATAAGGCGGCTGGCAATGGTTTCGGGTTCGGTCTGGCCGATCTGGACGGCGTCACGAGAACGCTCAGCGCGCGCTACTACAAGGACGGGTCTGAGATACTGATTCCGCGCGGTCCGCGACAGACCCCGCGAAGGCTTACCCCGAGGGAGTGCGCTCGGTTGATGGGGTTTCCTGATTCGTTCGAGATACCTGTATCGGACACGCAAGCCTACAAGCAATTCGGAAACTCGGTGGTCCTTCCAGTCATCGAGTCGATCGCGAAGCGTTTGGTCGAATGCCTGCACCAAGAGTCCATCTCGCGCCCGAAGCAACTCCGCCTGATAGCGGCCGTTTAGCCTTTTTCCGCAAGATTCTTTTCCGGTGGGGACGCGCGAATTTCGCGCCGTTCCCGTGGCGTTTCACAACCAACCGGTTTCACGGCCTGATCGCCGAGGTCATGCTTCAGCGCACGCGTGCGGATCAGGTCGTGCCCGTCTATCAGGAATTCATCAAGCGATACCCTGCACCCAATGTGGCCGCGAGCGAAGACGCTGGAGTGGTCGAGCGTGTCCTGCAGCCTCTCGGCCTGGAATGGCGGGCGAGAATCATCAGGCGCCTGGTGAATACGCTTTCCGAAAGCAGCGGGCATATCCCAACAACCATCGGACGCCTACAGGCGCTCCCCGGCGTGGGTGACTACGCGGCCTCGGCGTTCAGAACGCTTCATCTTGGAAAGCCGACGAGGATGATCGATGCAAACATCGTTCGTCTGTACGGTCGCTACTTCGGTCATGTGACCGGACCGGAGACGCGACGAGCGCGGTGGTTCATCTCACTGGCAGAACAGGTTCAGCCAAGTCGAAATGCGCGCGCGTTTGGCTACGCGCTACTCGATTTCACGCGCTCGATTTGCACCCCAGTACCGCGCTGTGATATTTGTCCCCTTCGGGAAAAATGCCTATATGCAACACGAAAGAGTGTGTGAATGCGCGCGCCAACCGACGAAGAGATAAAGGAAAGGTTAAAGGAAGAATTCAATCGCCGGATTACATCCGGTCAAGCGATCGCGACTAGAGCAGTTGCAAGAGCGCTCGCTGGCCGCGACAACGATGCGGCTTGGATCAAGACCAATTTCAGTGCTCTAGTTGAGCAGGTGCAGATCGATGCCTACCGCGATTACCTGGAGTCCGAGAAGGATGCGGGTCGGGAGGCCATGGCCGCAGTTTTTGTGCCGATGGTCGGCAATCCATCCACTGGCGAGGATGGTGTTCGTCTCGTCGGCGGCTACTTCTACGCACTCGATCGCTTCTATTTGGGACTGACGCAGGGGCGAAGGCCGCGCGCGGGCAAGACCTTTGAGTATCTGATAAAGGAGCTGTTTCGTCGTCTGCAATATCCGTTCACCCCGCAGGCGATCATCAACGGCCAGCCGGATTTCATCCTGCCATCGATCGAGCACTTCCATCACAACGCACCGGATTGCATCATCTTCACCGTGAAGCGGACGCTGCGCGAACGGTGGCGACAGATTGTGACGGAAGGCACGCGCGGTTTGGGTTTCTTCCTCGCGACCATCGACGAAGAAGTGGCAGTGCGCGATCTTGGCGAGATGCTCAGGTCGCGGATCAACTTGGTTGTCCCCGAGCGAATTAAGCACTGCCGACCTGACTACGAACAAGCCCCGAACGTCATCTCGTTCGAACACTTCTTTCGGTTCTATCTCGACCCTGCCATGGACAGATGGCGCGCTGCAGGCGTGATCCAGTAACAGCCTAATTGGTGTTGCGTTCGAGCACCTCATTCGCGCGCTTCAGCGTCGACTCTGCGAGTAGCGGCGACTCTCCGCGCTCTCGGCGCGCGCGCTCTGCGGCTTCCACTTCGACGACCAGCGCGGACAGCGCCCGGTACAGGTCGTTCACCTGGTCAGTCAGGTCGTTGATGCGGCGGACTGCGTAGGTGCCCATGCTCAGAGGCCGAGGGCGCGCACGATCGGGCGCGAGATGATCCAGCCGGTGACGGCGCAGGCGATAAGGATGAGGGCTGTCATTTCGAATCCTCGTTCAAAAGGCGTAGGCGAACATCGCACCGATGATGACGGCGATGGTGAAGGCGAAAAAGAAGTCTGCGGCGGTATTTTGCATGTCTCGGCTCGCTGGTAACGACTGAACTTTAGCGCAATGCGTCAAACATTGAAGTGAAACTGTTAGAGCAAATGCTCTAAAACACCGCTTGCCTTGTATAGAGAGACTTTCGTTGTTTGTTCCCCTTGTGTCGGGTGAGAATCGCGCAGATTTCACCAGCGAGCGCTCACACACATGGCCGGGATCACTCTTGCGCAGGCGCAAGCCAAGCTCGACGCCTGGATGGCGGCGGATGATGCCGTCGCTTCCGGCCAGTCCTACAGCGTCGGTGGCCGCTCGCTGACGCGAGCCAACGCCGCCGAAATCCGCAACAACATCGAGTTTTGGGAGCGCAAGGTGCAGCGCCTGGCATCCGGCCGGGGCGGCGTCCGCGTTCGCTACGGCGCGCCGGATGGCAAGGGCATGCCGGGCGGTACATACGACGGCCGCAAGCCGTTCGAGAGCCAATGAGCGCCCGCCTGCCTGTCAACATCCCGAAGCCGACGATCATCGATCGCGTCGTCGGCTATCTCAATCCCGCTGCTGGCCTGGAGCGCATGCGTTCGCGCGTGCAGATGGCGATCGCTGGGCAGTGGTTTGGCGCGCGTTTCGATCGTCGCGCCACGCAGAATTGGGCACCCTACGGCGGCAGCGCCGATTCCGACACCGTCTACGACCTGCGCTGGTTGCGCAACCGTTCGCGTGATGCAATGCGGAATCAGCCGCTGGCGCTGGGCGCCGTGAACACGGTGGTCACGACGGCCGTTGGCACCGGCCTGGTGATGCGCAGCACCATCGACGCGGCCACGCTCGGCATGACCGAAGACGAGGCGCAGGAATGGCAGCGCAAGGCCGAACGCGAGTTCCGTTTGTGGGCGAAGGATGCGAACTCCTGCGATGCCGCGCGCACGCAGGATTTTTACGCGATCCAGGCGCTGGCATTCCGCTCCGCACTGGAGAGCGGGGACGTGTTGGCGTCGCTGCCGATGATCAAGCGTCCGGGCAGCGTCTACGAGACGAAGGTGCAGCTCATCGAGGCCGACCGCGTGGTCAACAAGGGCTACGCGATGAACACCGAGACGCACGCTCAGGGCGTGCGCATGGACGCCAACGGTGCACCAATCGCATACGACATCCTGCGTCAGCACCCTGGTGGCCTGATGCCGTTCCAGCTCGAATGGGACGTCGTGCCTGCATTCGGCGCTAAGACCGGCCGTCGCAACATCCTGCACCTGTTTGACAAGCGCCGCCCTGGCCAGACGCGCGGCGTGCCGTACATCGCTCCGGTGATCGAGCTGCTGAAGCAGCTCGGCGACTACACCGGCGCCGAGGTTACGGCCGCCGTGATCTCGGGCATGTTCACCGTGTTCATCACTTCCGAGGATGGCCAGGGGTTGAATCCCGGCGCAGACGTGATGAACGCATCGACTTCGAAGCCTGGCGCGACGCTGCAGATGGGGCCGGGCGCCATTCTCGACCTGAATCCAGGCGAGCAGGTGCAGTTCGCGGACCCGAAGCGCCCGAACCAGGCGTTCGATCCGTTCGTCATCGCAGTCCTGCGGCAGATCGGCGTCGCGCTGGAGCTGCCGTTCGAAGTGCTGGTCAAGCATTTCACCGCGAGCTACTCGGCCGCGCGGGCAGCGCTTCTGGAGGCGTGGCGCTTCTACAAGTCGCGCCGCGAGTGGCTGGCTTCGATGTTCTGTCAGCCGATCTACGAGGCATGGCTGGAGGAAGCCGTCGCGCTCGGCCGCATCGATGCGCCGGGATTTTTCGACGATCCGATCGTCCGCGCCGCGTATTGCGGCGCGGTGTGGGTTGGCGATGCGCCGGGTCAGATCGATCCACTTAAGGAAATCAACGCCGCGAAGGGGCGCCTGGAGCTGAATCTTTCGAGCCTGTCGGATGAATGCGTGGCAATCACTGGCTCCGATTGGGACGCGACGATCGAGCGCCGTGCGCGCGAAGAGGAACGCATGCAGGAGCTGGGCCTGGTGACGGTGTACGCCCCGCTCAATCCTGCGAACTTGAGCACGCCCGCGCCGCAGCCGAAGCCGACCAAGCCTGGCGCGGACGGCGGCGATGATGCACCGGACAACGATGATGCGAGCGATCTTGAAAACGCATGACGCCGGGATGCGAGTGCCCGGTCTGCAATATCGAGCGCATCGTCGAGGCAGTGATGGCGCGGCACGGCTATGCGCCGCCGAAAACGGAGAACGCAAATGCGCCTGATCGATATCGTGAGCGCACCCTGGGCGGTGACGCCGGACATGTACCGCGAGGTGCAGGAGATCTACGGCCGGCACTGCCGTGGCGAAAAGATCGACCTGAAGAGCGTCGAGGCCCGCATCGGTCAGCCCTTGCGCGGTTCTACGAGCGGCTACTACATGGTTGGCAGCGTCGCCGTGATTCCCGTTGATGGCGTGCTGGCGAAGCGCATGAACCTGCTGATGCAGATCAGCGGCGGCACGAGCATGCAACTGCTCGGCCAGGACATTCAGGCGGCGGTCGATGATCCGGCCGTGTCCGCGATCATCCTGTGCGTCGACTCGCCTGGTGGCACCGTCGACGGCACGCAGGAGCTGTCGAACCTGATCTACAACGCTCGTGGCAAGAAGCCGATTCTCGCGCTGGCGGACGGCACGATGGCGAGCGCTGCGTACTGGATTGGCAGCGCGGCCGACCAGGTGTTCGCCAGCAGCGACACCACCACAATCGGTTCGATCGGCGTGGTGACAGCTCACATGGATGTGTCCGGGTCTGAGGCGCAGCGCGGAGTAAAAACCACTGAGATCGCGGCGGGCAAGTACAAGCGCATCGCGTCGCAGTACGCGCCGCTGTCGCCTGAAGGTCGGCAGACGATCCAGGATCAGGTCGACTACACCTACAGCATTTTTGTCAACGACGTGGCGCGCAATCGCGGCACCACGGCCGAGACGGTGATCGAGAACATGGCCGATGGTCGCATTTTCATCGGCCAGCAAGCGGTGAGCGCGGGATTGGTGGACGGTGTTGCCACCCTTGACGAACTCATCGGGCGCTTGGCAAGCGGCGAATTCTCCAGCGCGGAGGACGAACCGGGAGCGAGCGCAACCCCAGCAGTAACCACGCAAGTGGCCGAAGGCGACGGTGTTTCGCAGACGGCAGAAGCTCAATCAACCAGCAAAGGAGAGTCCGACATGGACGTTCAGAAGCTCAAGGCTGAACATCCGCAGGTCGCCGAGGCGCTGATTGCGGAGGGCCGTCAAACCGGCGCCGAAGCCGAACGCCAACGCATCCAGGATGTGGAAGCTCAATCGATGCCGGGCCACGAGGCCCTGATCGCATCGCTCAAGTTCGACGGCAAGACCAGTGGCCCGGAAGCGGCCGTGAAGGTGCTGCAGGCGGAAAAGGCGAAGAAGGAAGATCGCCTGGCCGCCCTGCGCTCCGACGCGAACGCATCGACCGTGCCCAACGCTGCCGCACCGGCTCCGGGCGATGAGGACGAAGACGAAGAGGACGACGAGGAGATGGCTGACGACGATTCCGCCAGCGCGTCGCCGTCCGGTGGGAAGCCCGGCAAGAAGGCGCGCGGCATCGGCATGCAGCAGGTCGCCGTTGTTGCCAAGCGCGCTCAGATTTACCAGGCCGAGCAGGCAAAGATGGGCGTCCGCATGAGCACCGCCGAAGCCGTCGCCCACGTCACCGCCCAAATGAAGAAGGAGGCCCGTCATGGCTAATCCCGGTTTCATCAAGACCTACGACGCAGGTGGCGCGCTGACGCCGTACCAGATCGTCAAGTTCTCGGCCGACTTCACGGTCGTTGCCGCCGCTGCCGCGACCGACTCGCTGATGGGCGTGACGACCGAAATCGCTGCTGCGCAAGGCGAGCGCGCTGACGTAGTGCACGGGGGCACGCCGTACGTGCAACTCGGCGGGACCGTGAACGCGGGCGACTGGCTCACCAGCGATGCGAATGGTCACGCCATCACCGCAGCGCCGGCATCGGGCGCAGTCGCCAATGTGATTGGCCGCGCTCGCTACGGCGGCGTTTCCGGTGACGTGATCGAGGTGTTGATCGCACTCGGCCAAATCCACGGCTAAGGCCAGAACGAATTAGGAGAAATCGAATATGGCACAAGCTCCGTTTGTCATTCAGCCCCGGCTGACCGCGATCACGCTGGCATATCGTAACCAGCGCCTGGTCGCGGACGATGTGCTTCCGCGCATCCCGGTGGACAGCTCGGTGTTCAAGTGGTCTCAGTACACGCTCGGTGATGCGTTCACCGTGCCCGACACCCGTGTCGGTCGCAAGGGCGACGTCAACGAGATCGACTGGACCGCAACCGAACAGACCGCGACCACGCTGGATTTCGGTCTGGAAGAAGCGATCCCGCAGGCAGACATCAACAACGCTCGCGCTGCGATGAAGACGCAAGGTGTGTACCCGATCGACCCGGAAGCTCGTAGCACCGAGCTGCTGACCGATCTGATCGCGCTGGACCGCGAAGTCCGCGTCGCCAACCTGGTGCGCAACCCGGCGAACTACCCGACCGCGAACAAGCGCACGCTGTCTGGCGGCGCTCAGTGGGATCAATTCACCACGAGCACGCCCATTCAGGACATCACGGATGCCCGCGACTCGCTCATCATCCGCCCGAACGTGATGGTGATGGGCCGCCGCGTGTTCACGCGCCTGGCATCGCACCCGACGATCGTGAAGGCGTACAACGGCACGACCGGCGACACCGGCATCGTCCCGCAGCAGTTCCTCGCCAACCTGTTCGAGTTCGACGAGATCATCGTCGGCGAGGGCTGGATCAATACGGCGAAGAAGGGCCAGTCCGTGAGCCTGCAGCGCGTGTGGGGCACTGACGCGATCATGTACTACCGCACGCCGGTGGTCTCGTCGCCGACCGGCATCATCACCTTCGGTTACACCGCCGAATGGGGCCAGCGCCTGGCCGGCGTGATCGAGAACGACCCGGACATCGGTCTGCGCGGTGGTACGCGCGTCCGCGTGGGCGAGTCGCTCAAGGAGATCATCGCCGCGTCCAACGTCGCGTACCTGTTCCAGAACGCGGTGGGGAGCTAATCCATCATGGCTGACAAGCAATTCCGCGCGAACTGGCACATCACCGGCCTGACGAAGAAAGACCTGAAGGAAGGTGATGTGGTCAAGCTGGATGAGGAAGATGCCGAGCACCTGGTGAAGCTGGGGGCGTTGTCCCCGGCCGAAGCCCCGAGCACGGCGCCGACCACCGGCAACGGCCAAGCCAAGGAGTAATCGATGCCGACCTTCTACCGTGATGCCGACCTTCCCGCGATGCTCGCCGACTTCGGCGTGCCAGTGGTGTTCGACGGCATCACGGACCAGAAGGGCATCGTCGATTACGTGGACAACGTGACGCTGAAAGAAAACGGTATCGCGGGCGTTGTGAACAAGGCGATTACGGTGATGCTGCAAACCAGCGCATTCCCGAGCCTGGCGTCGAACAACGCTATCCAGAAGCCAATCACCGTGGACGGTGTGACCTACACGATCCGCGATCGATTGCAGCAGACGGATGGCGCCATGACGCACTTGCTTTGCACAAACTGACATGAGCACGAGCACAATTCGAGAGCAAATCATCGCGGCGGCGGTCGTTGCAGTGAACGTCGGCGCCCCGACTGGCGTGCCTGCGTGTGTGCGAACGATCATGCAGCCGAGCGAGCAGGCACAACTGCCTGCGATCACCTGCTTCCCTTTCCGCGAAGTCATCAACGACAGGTCCGCGACCGGTCGCTGGGGGCCGATCATCACGCGCGATCTTTACCTGCGCTTTGTGGTGTACGCCCAGGGCGATCCCGCTGACCAGGCGCTTGACCCGATTCTGGCCTGGCTTACCCAGGCGCTCGGTGGCCAGCAGTTCGGCGGCCTGGCGAACGATACGGTCGAGCACGAGATCAACTGGCAGTACGACGAAGGCACTTTTCAAGTCGCGGCGGCGGCGGTCGACTTCCGTGTCGAGTACCAGACGCTTCGGGCCGACGCAACGAAGACCCAATAATCGGAGGATTTCATCATGACCGCACCACTGGCAATGGCGCCGAACCCGAACAATGTGATGCTCGGGCGCGGCAAGATTTACGGCGATCGTCTGCAGCTCGTCAACGGAATACTCGTGCGCACGGGCGAATTCGATCTCGGCAACTGCACGGGCCTGGAGCTGACGCCGAAGGCCGACGTGAAGGAAAAGTACGAGTCGATGGACCCGTCGTCGGCGCTCTACGCTCGCGCCGTGACGCGCCAGACGCACTCGCTGAAGATCACCGGCGACGAGTACAGCCTGTTCAACCTGGCGAACGCGCTGATGGGCAACCAGGGCAGCATCAATGTCACGGGCGCGAGCGTGACCGGCGAGACGCTGACGAGCGCGCCGCTTGCTGGCGCGTTCTATCCGACCAAGTTCCGCAACATCTCGGCGGTCACGCTGCACGACGGGGTCTCCACGAAGGTGCTCGGGACCGACTACGCGATCGATGCGGCGAGCGGCCGGATTCAAATCCTGCCAGGCGGCTCGATCCTGCCGACTGACACGCTGACCGTCGACTACACCTACGCGACGTACCAGTTCAACACGGTGGTCGGCGGCGTGGCATCGAGCGTTGACATGTACATCCGTTTCAAGGGCAACCCCGTTAAGGGTCCGACCTTCGAGGCCGAGTTCTGGCACGTGATGTTCACGCCGAACGGCAACCTGGGCTTCATCGCGGACGACTTCGGCAACTGGACGATCGAGGGCATGGTGATCCAGGACCCGATCGGCCACCCGAACGAGCCGCTGTACCGCCTGATCCAGACCGCGTAACGAGTCTCCTTGAAGGCGGTGGGTGCCTGAGAGTTTGGGGCCGCGCGCGAAAGTGCCCGGCCCCATTTTTCCACCTGAGAGGCAGAAGCAAATGCAGAAGATCGTCATCGAAGGACGTGCGTTCGAGCAGATCAAGAACGGCACGTTCGCACACGACATTTGGGTCACGCGCAAGGTGCGCGAGGCCGGGCTGGCTGACGCCGCCCTGCGCGAGGGCGAGTCGCACGACGAGTTCATCGAGCGCCTGGCGACGATTGCCTGGGAGAGCGGCGCCGTCCTGGAAATCCTCGGCGGCATGATGATGCCGGCCGGCATGGACCCGAAGGAATGGACGCCCGCCCTTGCCGCGCAGACGGCCGAGTTTTTCGGCAACGTCACCGATGAAGCGTCGAAGCGCGAGCTGCGCATGAAGATCGGCGGGATTCTCGCTTTTTTTTTCGTGAGCGCGCTCTCATCTTCGCCGACTTCGACGAGATCTTCGGCGACGGCGAAGGGCGAGGACGCGCGCCGCGCGAACGAGGATGCCTCCACTACGGGGATTGGGGATACCTGATCCGCGAACTGGCGGAATACGACCCCGACCGCGCGCAGGTGATTTTGCAGTGGCCGGTGCGAGAGGGTTTGCTGCGTTACGCGCATCTGCTGCGCGAGCGCGCACGCAAGGATTATGAGTTGGCCGTACTGGTGTGGGCGCCCCAGGCGCCGTACACGAAGGGCGATGTGAAGCCGCCACCTCTGCCGAAGATTCTGCGCGGCGATTCGATCGTGACGAGGACCGAGAACAATGGCTGATGACGTTCGCGTAAAACTCAGCGCCGAAGGCGTCGCCGAGGTCGTCAACGCGATGAAGCAGATCCGTGACGAGGCGAAAAAGACCGGCGACGAGGGCAAGACGGCTTTCGACAAGCTCGCGGGCGCCGTGAAGGGCTACGCTGCCCAGCTCGCTGCGGCGTTTGCTGTCGGCGCCATCGTGGCCAAGTTCAAATCGCTGACGTCGGAGGTCGAGGCAAATGCGCTCGCCATGGGCAAGCTCGCCAAGCAGACCGGCCTGTCGACCGACGCGATCCAGGTCTACATGAAGGCGGCCGGGCCGAGTGAGGCCGCGCAGGAGGCGATGAACAAGGGTCTGCAGAAGTTCGCCGTCACGTCGGGCCAGGCCGAGCTGGGTTCGAAGAAGATGGCCGTCGCGCTGGCCGAACTCGGGATCAAGTCGAGCGAGTTCTCGAAGATGAGTCTCGACGAGAAGCTGGAAACGGTCACGAAGAAGCTGGCCGGCGTGCAGGACCCCGCGCAGCGGGCCGCGATCGGGGTTCAGTTTTTCGGCAAGGGCGCGCAGGGCATGCAGGCGGCGCTCGACAAGGTCGCGCACGAGGGATTCGGCACGCTGCTCGACAAGCTGAAGGAGATGGGCCTGTATCTCGACAAGGACACCATCGCCGCCATGGGCCGCGTGAAGCGCGAGATGAAGGAGATGGGCGAGACGAGTAAGGGCCTGGCGACGCAATTCCTGACCGGCCTGATGCCCGGCGTGCAGGATGCGATGAACGGTATGGTCCGCGACACCAACAAGGGCGCAAGCGGATTCAAGGCGCTGGGCGAGATCGTCGGCTGGCTCGTCAACGTGGTGGTGAAGGGCATGCAGACGATCGGTGCGGCCGTGGGCGAGGGCCTGGGCGCCATCAGTGTCGGCATCGAGAAGAACGTGCAGACCATCATGAGCAGCGCGAGCCTGTGGGAGAAAGCCAAGGCTGCATTCAAGCTGTCGATGCCTGGGTTTGCTGTGGCAGATGGCATCAATGATGACTCGTTCGCCAACACGAAGAAGGCAGCAAGCGATTTCTGGAAGGCCGTCACCGAAGGTCCGCAGAAGCCGCAGACGAAGGGCGGCGAGGACGTCCCAATCACTCAGGTGCAGAAGGACATGAGTGCGCTCGGGCACGCTCGCATGGCGCTCATCAACGCGATGCTCGATGCCGAGCTGCGCGTGTTCGAGGCGCAGGCCAAGCTCAAGGAGGAAGCCGAGAGGCAAGCCTACGAGCAGGGCAAGATCGCGCTCGCGCAATACTTCGCTGACCGCAAGAACATGCTGAACGCCAGGATCGACGAGGAAATCTCGATCCTGAAGCGGCGCCGTGCGGCCGTTGCTGCCACGCCAGCGCCGCTGGGCGACGACGGTTCTCACGCGTTGCAGACGCGCGCCGAACTGGTGAAGCTCGACGGCGAAATCCAGGCCAAGGAGATCGAGCGGCAGATCGAGATGAATGGCCTGACGTCGCAGGAGCTGCAGGAGCAGCGCAAGCTGCACGAGGAACAGCTCACCGCACAGGCGAAGCTCCTGACGCTCGAAGGCAAGAAGACCGATGCGGCTCGCATTCAACTGCAGCTCGAAAAGGAGAAGCTCGCACTCGAACTGCAAAAGAGCGGCGCGCCACAGCCTGAGATCGACGCCGTGCTGCAGAAGCACGAGGATCAGGGCCTGGCGAAGATCAACTACGACGAGACGAAGCGCGACGCTGACGCCACGCTCACCAGCCTGACGACGAAGATCAAGGCGATTCAGGATCAGGTGAAGGCCGGCGTCCTGTTCCCGATCCAGGGCGAGCAGCAAATCATCGAGCTGGAGCGCTCGCGCCTGCCGTTGCTGGACGAGACGGCGCGGAAACTGGAGGAACTCGCCAAGGCCACCGGCGACCCGACTGTGATCGCCCAGGCCGAGCAGTTCCGCCTGAAGATCGACGAGATCAAGACGGCGACCGACGAAGCCGGCCAGCATATGGCCGCGCTCAAGCAGACGGCCGAGAACGCGTTCCAGAACGGCGTGTCGACCATGCTGTTCGACATCGTGACGCATGCGAAGAACGCGGGCGATGCGTTCCGTGGCATGGCGCTGTCGTTCATCCAGTCGCTTGCCAAGATGGAATCGGAATTTCTCGCCAAGCAGTTCGTCAAGTGGCTGTCGGGCAGCGGGGGCGGCGGCGAAGGTGGAGCAGGCGGCATCCTGAGCGCGATCGGCAACCTGTTCAGTGGCGGCGGTGGTGGTGCTGCTGGGGAGGCCGGTGGCGCCGCTGGTGGCGTCGCATTGACCACTGCGGGAACGACGCTCACAACGGCGGGCGCGAGCCTGACCGCTGCTGCTGCGCAGCTCACGGCTGCTGCTGCGACGATGTCGGCAGGCGGTGCGGCCGGTGGTGGTAGCGGATTTCTTTCGGGCCTGGGCAGCATATTCAGCGGCGGCGGTGAAGGTGCGGCCGTCGCGGCGGCAACTGGCGGCCACATCCAAGGACCGGGAACGTCGACAAGCGACAGCATCCCGGCGATGCTCTCGGATGGAGAGTTCGTCGTGAACGCTGCTGCCGTGGCGAAGCCCGGCGTGCTCGCTCTGCTGCATGCAATCAACGGCACACCGGGTTTCTCGAAAGGCCGCGCACCTGGTGTGCAGCGCTACGCTCAGGGCGGCATGGTTGCGGGCGGCGGCGGTGGCGTGAACGTCAAGCTCGTGAACGTGCCGGACGCGTCGCTGCTGGGCGAGCACCTAGACAGCGCAGTCGGCGAGCAGCAGATCATCAACATCATTTCGCGCAATCCTTCGCGCGTTCGTCAGGCATTGGGCTAAACCATGAGCGTACAAACCGGCACCGCAACCAACTATCTCGACCTGCTGAACAAGCTGCGCACATTTCTCACGACGGATGCGACGCTCACCGCTGCAGGCCAGAACTGGACCGAACTAGCCACCAACTCGACGCCGTACACAACCGGCAACGACACCGTCGACTTCGAGACCTATCTGAAGGCGCCTGGCTTATCCGGCACCGAGGCGATCTACCTGAACATCCGCGCATATCACAACACCGCGAGCGACTACTACAACTTCGAGCTGCGCGGCGCGCAGGGATACAACGCGAGTTCTGCGTTCATCAACCAGCCCGGCATTTCGGGCGGCGTGTTCTTGCCGCTCTGGAATCAGTCGACTCCGTACTGGTTTGTCGCCAATGGCCAGCGTGTGATCGTGGTCGCCAAGATTTCGACGAACTACGAGTCGATGTACATGGGCAAATTCTTGCCCTACGGCACGCCTGGCCAGTACCCATATCCGGTTGCGGTTGGCGCGATGTCCGACACGATGGACATCCGCTTCAGTGACACAAGCGTACATCACTACGCATTTTTCGATCCGATCAATCTGCAGGTCTGTGGGGTCGACAATTCCTGGAACGGTTTTCAGAATTGGGCGTACTACGGCGGTTACCTGACGGATCAAAACGTGTGGCCTTGGGGTTACGACCAGAAGGGCAACAATGGGCGGCTGACGTGGATGGCGCCTAATCTCGACGGCGGTTATGTGATTCTGCCCGCCCGGCTTGAGGAATCTTCGCCGTCTCCAAACTGTCGCGGCGAATTGGATGGCGTCGGATTCGTCGCGGGGTTCTCGCAAAGCAGCGAGAACACGATCAACGACGGGACGAACACCTGGACGGTTTTCCAAAATGCGCACCGCACGTTCGCTGACGCGTACTGTGCGATCAAGATGGTTTGAGGGGATTGCGACATGTATGCAACAGGAGCAGCATCCAACCCGACCGCAGTGCTTCAGGCGTTGGCCACATTCGCAGCGTCCGCAGGATTTACGGTCGATAACAACGCGGCATACAGCGGCGGGTGGTGGCTCGCCGTTCACAAAGGCGCGTGCTACCTGAATTTCGTGACGCCATCTTCCGACAACTACATCACGGTGTACGGTGCCACCGGGTTCAACGGTTCGTCAGCACCGAACGCGCAAGCTCAAGCATCGCCTGGCACCGTGTGCAACATGGTGCCGGGGCCTTACACCGCATATCACTTCTTTGGGTCGAGCGGCAGCGATGCATATTTGCACCTGGCTATCGAGCTAAGTGCCAACGTTTTTGCTCACATCCATGCAGGCGCGCTCCGCGCGGCCGGTGGTGCGGCGCCGTGCATCTACGTCGAAGCCACTAATTGGAGCAGCTACACAACGAACTACGCGAGTTACCCCGACGCCGATGGCATCAATTCGCTGCCGTGGGGATTCGGGAAGTTCACTGCATACAACTGCGTTGGTGTGACGGTCGACAGCACGTTCCGGTGGTTCTACCGCGAGGCGTCGTCGCCGAACAAAAGGGTGATTGCCTTTCAGATTGGCGGCATTCAAAGTGCATCAATGCGTCGCTCGCCAAACACCTTTAACGGTCTGCCGATCCTTCTGTCGATCCCGGTGTTTTGCGAGCGCGCAGTCGGTGGAATTTACAGCTACGTGGGCGAGCCTGCTGACGTGCGTCTGGTCAACATCCTGAACAACAACCCGAAGGATGAAATCACGATCGGATCGGATGTGTGGAAGATCTTCCCGGTGATCGCCAAGAATCCGAACACCAACATTTACGGTAGCCCAAATCCGAGCAGCGGTAACTACGGCTACGCCTTCAGGAAAAACGCATGACTTCATTCGCGGGCACCATCGCATCGGGTTCGGTCTACCCGGCCGCATCCGGCCTAGAGGGCGGCGCGCTTGATAGTCGTGTGGTGTCCGCATTTCCCTACACCACGGGGTACATGACAAGCGGAAAGCCAAGCGGTGCATGGACGACGAATCTGCCGCTGGCCACTGCGCACGGCGCAAAGGTCGGCGTGCGTGCAACTTCCTTCGCACTGACGGATTGGTATTACCGCATTCATGTCACGCCTGCGCTGATGGCGCTCGGCAACGTGGTGTCCAACGTGACGCAGTCAGTAGGCGTCTGGAATGCGTGGCTGGAGACCGCGCAGACGCTCAATGCGATCAATGGCGTGAACGTCGACGGGATTAATCTCGCTGGCGGCGGCATGCTGCCGCAGGTGTTCGCGCCGAACCAAGAGGTGCGCTACACCGTCACGGTGAGCACGGAAGGGCCACCGACCATCGCCGGCACCTACACATGGCAGTTTGCTGACAGCGAGAACGTGACGCTCACTGTCACGGGCAATCGCATCTCGGCTTGGGCGCTGACGCCCGATTGGGCGCAGCCTGTCGTCGAGCGTATCGAGTACAAGACCGACATCCTGCAGTCGTGGTCCGGCATCGAGCAGCGCCGAGCACTGCGCATCGCGCCGCGTCGCACCATCGAGTTTGACGCGCAGCTCTGGCGCCAAGACCGCCGTTTCATCGAGGCGGTGCTGTTCGCGTGGTCGTCGCGCGTTTGGGCATTGCCGATCTGGCCGGATGGCCAGAAGCTCACTGCCGACCTGCTGCCTGGCGCGACGGCCGTGCCGTGCGACACCGTCAACCGCGATTTCGTCGCGGGCGGCTTGGCCGCGCTCATCTCGGATGCCGGGCAGTACGAGGTGCTGCAGGTGCTGACCGTTTCGAGCACATCCATCGGCCTGGCGCACCCGACTGCGAACAAGTGGCCGAATGGATCGAAACTCTACCCGGCGCGGTCGGCCCGCCTGACGTCGTATCCGAAGATCACGCGCGACAACGGCGAGTACGCGAGCGCGAAGCCGAGTTTCGTGATCGTCGAGCCGTGCGACTGGCCTGCGGCAACCGGCCTGCCGAGCTATCGCGGATACCCGGTGCTGGAAATGGCACCGGACGAGGGCGCTGGCAGCGACTCGACGTACGAACGCGAGGCCGTGACGATGGACAACGACACCGGCACGATTACCGTGGACGATCGCGCGCGCATCGGATTCCCCGTGCTGTCGCACGCCTGGTTTATGCAAGGCCGCGCCACACGCGCAGCGTTTCGTTCGCTGATGTACATGCTCAAGGGGCGCCAAGGTGTGATGTGGGTGCCCACTTACAACGCGGACCTGATCCTGGCGGCGAGCGTGACAGCAGGGCAACCGTCGATCGACGTCGAGCTGACGGGCGCGGCTCTCTATCTGTCTGGCCAGCGCAATCGGCGCGATATTCGCGTCGAGCTGATGAACGGCTCGCTGTTCTATCGCCGCGTCACTGGCGCAGTCGCGCTCGATTCCAACACCGAGCGCCTCACTCTGGATAGCTCGCTGGGCGTCAACATTTCGCCGTCGCAGGTGCGCCGCATCAGCTACATGGCGCCCTGCCGGCTGAATTCCGACTCGATCGAGATCCAACACCACACCGCAGCCGATGGCCTGGCGACGGCAGTCACGCCGTGGCGCGCGGTCGGAGATGACCTATGACGTTCAACGCGTACGAGAATTCGGAAGCGAGCGGCGAGCCGATCCTGCTGTTTGATTTTTCCATCGGTATCGCGCACTGGCGCTACACGACGGCCGACCGTCCGATCCAATACGGCGCCATCACTTTTCAGCCCGTCTCGATCTCGCGGTCGGCGCCGAAACAGTCGAACGACATCCGCCAGCAGATCATGACCGTGACGATGCCGCGCAGCGTCGATCTGGCAAACATCTTTGCGCAGTATCCGCCTGCGGGTGACATGCTGCTCACCGTCACGGCGTTGCACTACACAGACCCGGACCAACAAGGCATTGTCGATTGGATCGGCCGCGTGATTTCGCCCACCTGGAAAGGCTCGACCGTTGAGTTCCAGTGCGAGCCGGTGTACACGAGCGTGCAGACGATGGGCCTGCGGCGCCGCTGGGGTTTGAATTGCCCGCACGTGCTGTACGGCACTGCATGCACCGTGAACCCGGCGCTGTATCGCGTGACGGCGGCGATTCAGTCGGTCAGCGGATTTTCGATCACGTCGGCCGGGTTTAATCCCCCTGCCGGTCTGAGTTTCGTCGGCGGATTCATTGAGTGGGACAGCGGCATGGGCTACACCGAACGGCGCACGATAGATTCGGTGAGCGGCACCACTCTCACGCTGGCCTACGGGTCATCGCAGCTCGTTGCGGGCCTGTCGGTGAATGTCTACCCTGGCTGCAACCGAACTCTCAGCGATTGCCAGAAGTTCGGCAATAATCTCAACTTCGGCGGCCAGCCCAACATTCCCACCAAGAACCCGATGGATGGCAGTCTTGCCAACCCCGTCTACTAGGAGCGCGCGCGATGTGGATTTCACTCGTCATCATGGTGGTGTCGTACATCCTGAGCGCCGCACTGCGCCCACGGCCGAAAGACCCGCCAGCCGCAACCCTGCAGGACGTCAGCGTACCGACTGTCGACCAGGGCACGCCCGTGCCCGTCGTGTTCGGCGAGGTGTGGATCGAGAACTGGATGGTGCTGTGGTACGGCGATTTGCGCGTGACACCGATCAAGTCGGGAGGCAAGAAGTGAGCCAGGTAATCGTGACCGTTCGCCACGTGCGCGAGGAAATGCTCTGCACGCGCGGCATGCGGGCGTGGCTCGAACATCACGGGTTCAGCGTGCGCGAGTTCGTCATGCATGGCTTGCCGGTCGAGACGCTGGAGTCGACCGGAGACGCATTCGCGCTGCGCGTGTGTGAGCGCGCACGCAAGGAGGCCGAATAATGGGCGGCAGCAGCAAAAGCGGCCAGACCACCGGCTACCGCTACTACATGGGTCTGCACGCGGGTCTGTGTCACGGCCCCGTCGATTCGCTCGTCGAGATTCGCGGCGGCGACTTGACGCTCTGGAATGGCTCGCAGAACGCATCTGGCTCGATCTACATCGATGCGTTCAACGTCTACGGTGGGGACCAAAAAGAAGGCGGCGTACAGGGCACGCTCGACGTGATGATGGGCGAGCCAACGCAGGGCGCGAACTCGTACCTGCAGAACATCATCGGTGGTATCCAGAGCGCGTATCGCGGCTTGATGTCCGTGGTTTTCAATCAGGGCTACATCGGCGCGAACAACCCGTATCCCAAGCCGTGGGCATTCAGGGTGCGGCGCGCGACGAAGGGCTGGCAGAACGACGCGCCGTGGTATTCCTCGAAAGCGGCGATCACGCTGTCGAATGGCGCCGTGGGCATGAACCCTGCGCACATCGTCTACGAGACGCTGACCAACCGCGATTGGGGCATGGGATACCCGACAGGGATCATCGACCTGACCGCGTTCCAAGCGTCGGCTGACCAGCTCTACAGCGAAGGCCTGGGTTTGTGTCTGCTGTGGCTTCGCCAGGATTCGATCGAATCCTGGCTGCAGCAGATCATGGACTACTCGGGCGGCGTACTGGTGCAGAACAAGAGCACCGGTCTGTTCCAGTTCAACCTGATTCGCGGGGGCTACAACGTCTCCACGTTGCCCACGTTCACGCGCGACAACGTCGTCGAACTCATCAGCCTGGAATCACCTAGCATCACCGGCGCGACGAACGAGATCATCGTGCGCTGGAATGATCCGACGCTGAAGGCCAAACAGTACACGCAGGTGCAGGCACTCGGCGCCGTGCAGGCACAGGGCGTGGTCGTGAGCGCGACGCGCGACTATCCCGGCATCGCATCTCAGGACATCGCTGCTCGTGTAGCACAGCGGGAGCTGCGCGCCGTGTCTGTGCCGCTCAAGAAACTGCAGGTCAAGCTCGACCGCACTGCAAGCCAGCTACTGCCTGGCGGCCTGTTCGTGCTGAACTTCCCCGACTTTGGCATCAACAGCATGGTGTTCCGTGTTGGCGAGGTCGACTATGGCACCCTGGTGCAGGGCGCAATCACCATCACCGCAATCGAGGACGTGTTCTCGTTGCCAGATGCGAGTTACGTCGTGGTGCAGAACACTGGCTGGGTGGTGCCCACGACCACCGCAACACCCGCGCCCTACACCAAGGGATTCGAGGCCACCTATCGTGACCTGGCGCGCACGCTCTCGTCGCCCGATCTTTCCGCATTGCCATCGAACGCCGGATACGCGGGCATCGTTTGCGCGCGTCCGAGCGGGCTTTCGATCAACTACAAGGTGAACACTCGCGTCGGCGGCGCGGCGTTCGAGCAACGCGGCACCGAGAACTTCTGTCCGACCGGCGTGCTGCAATCGAACATCGGGCCGTTCGACACGAGCATCACGGTTCTGTCAGGTCTTGATCTCGACCTGGTGTCGCCTGGCGGCGCCGCAATGATCGAGAACGAGATTGTCTCGGTGCAATCGATCAACGCGATCACCGGGGCTGTTGTGATTGCGCGCGGGTGCGTCGACACGGTGCCTGCATCGCATGCCGCAGGTGCTCGCATATGGTTTTCCGACAACTACGTGGGCACCGATGGCGTGCAGTATTTCCAGGGCGAAACGGTCGACATCAAGCCGCAGACGGCCACAACGCAGGACCTGCTCGATCTCGCAGCGACGCCGATCGTCAGCGTGCCGATCGTCGAGCGGCAATTCATGCCGTACGCGCCGGCTTATCTCACCGTCGGTGGTGCGCGCTGGGATACCGTGACGAAGCTCTCGGGACCGCTGGCGCTGGCCTGGCGCGAGCGCAACCGGCTGACGCAGGCCGACCAGCTCATCGACAACACGCAGCCGAACGTGACGCCCGAGGCTGGCACGACCTACACGATCACACTGCGCGACCAGTTTGGCACCGCTTTCTACACCGCGACGAGCGTCAGCGGCACGTCATGGACGTGGCCAACTCCTGACGACACGCACTCGCATGTGCAGATCACCGTCACTGCTGTGCGCGGTGGCATCACCAGTTTCCAATCTCAAGCCCTGCCGCTCACGCCTCGCGTCGGCTACGGGTTGAACTACGGCAACGATTACGGGAGCGTTTGAACATGCCATCTTCGCAGAACGGAAACATCGGCCTCTGGTCCGGGTACGACCCAGGCGAGAACGGTTGGACTGCAAAGCACAATGCAGCGTGGGATGCGCTCGATGTGCTGGTGCAGCCGATCGTCATCAATATGACCACGGCAACGCCGCCTGGCTCGCCGAGCAACGGCGATGCATATGTGGTGGCGAGCAGTCCGACCGGCGCCTGGGTCGGCCACCAAAATCAGATCACAGCCTGGATTCGTGGCGCCTGGCAATTCATTGCGCCGCGCAATGGCTGGCGTGTGTATAACCAGGCAGATGGGAGCGCGTACGCCTACAACGGTTCTGCTTGGGTTGCATCTGGCGGCGGTGGTGGTGGAGGTTCCCCGCTTCCCGTGAACCCGCAGACAGGCACGTCCTACACGCTTGCGCTCACAGATGCGCCGTCGTCGAGCGCGAATCAGGGCGTCGTGACAATGAACAACGCGTCAGCGAACACCGTCACGGCGCCGCCTCACTCGTCTGTGGCGTTTCCTGTCGGCACCCAGGTACAGATCTCGCAGATCGGCGCCGGCCAGACATCGATCGCGGCGGGTTCTGGCGTAACGGTGAACACGCCGAGCACGCTCAACGCGCGCGCGCAGTATTCGACATTGGTGCTCACGCAGATCGCGACCGATGTGTGGGTGCTTGGTGGAGACATGGCATGATCCCGGCTTTTACGCGGTATCGCTCTGGCGGCGGCGGTGGCGGTGATCCGCATTTCTCGGCCGTCTCGCTGCTGCTGCACTGCGATGGCTCGAATGGGAGCACGTCGTTTCCTGATTCGAGTAGCTACGCCAAGACGGTCAACGCGACAGGCGGGGCGCATGTCACGACATCGAACCCTAAGTTCGGCACCGGCTCGGCGATCTTTTCGTCGACCACCGATTACCTGGGTCTCGCATCTGATGCGACGCTGCAATTCGGCACTGGCGATTTTACGATCGAGCAATTCGTGCGCATGACGTCCGCGCCCGGCTCATTCTCCATCGTGATCGACTTCCGTCCGTCCGGCGCGGAAGGGATTGTTCCGACGATCTATATCGGGTCCGACCAGCAGGTGCGGTTCTTTGTGAACGGCGGCGATCGAATTACAGGAGCATCGGCTCTCGCGCTGAATACCTGGTCGCACGTCGCGGTGTGCCGTGCCAGTGGCACAACCACGCTTTACATCGATGGCGTTGCGACCGGCTCGCCTTATACCGATTCGAACAACTACACGGCGAATCCGATTCGCATCGCACAGGCAAGCCGCGACGGCGCGGGCCAGTTTTACGGTCAGATCGACGAGCTGCGGATCACCAAGGGCTTTGCGCGCTACACCGCTAATTTCACGCCGCCGAGCGCGCCATTCCCGAACCACAGTTAAGCGAGACTTTCCTTTAACACCAGCGCTGTGCGCGAGAAAATGCGCACAGCCAAACAACCCACCACATCCATGTCTTTCGACGCCATCCTTGACCAGATCATCCAGAACGAGGGTCGTGAATATACCAACGACCCGGATGATCCTGGTGGCCCGACCAAGTTCGGCATCACGCTCGAAACGCTGCATAGCTGGCGAGGAAAGCCGGTCACGCCGGACGACGTGAAGAATCTCACCGAGGACGAAGCGCGCACGATTTACACGGCGCGATATTGGACCCAGCCGGGTTTCGCTTCGGTCGACGCGATCTCCCCCAAGATCGCGGCCAAGCTCGCGGATGCGGGCGTGAACGTTGGTCCTGGCACGGTATCGCAGTGGCTGCAGCGGACGATCAACGTGATGGGGGCATCGCTCACCGTTGACGGCAAGCTCGGGCCTGCATCTTGCGCAGCCCTGAAGGGCTTTCTCGATCAGCGCGGCGAGAACGGCGAGGCCGTGATGCTCCGCGCACTGAACGGTTTTCAAGCGACGTACTACATCGGCCTGGCCGAGAAGAATCCGACAAATCGGAAGTACGCCTATGGCTGGATTCTCCAGCGTTGCCAGTGAACGGGATAACAAACGTGAAGTCTGACCGGGGGGTCAAGTGGTGGAACTGCAAACAGCTCTGAACATTGCGATCTTGCTGGTCGCAGGAACCCTCGGGTGGCTTATGAAGGCACTTTTTCAGAGGATGGACCGACTCGAAAAATCAGACGAGGCGATGGCAAAGTCGCTGTCTGATCTCCGCGTCGAACTCCCATCCAATTACACGAGCAAGGCCGATTTCAAAGACATGGGCGACAAGATTTTCGGCGCCATTCGGGCCTTGCAAAACGAAACCGTCACCAGCATGCGCAGGATCGAGGACAAGCTCGATCTGAAGCAGGATCGCCAAAAATAGGAGGCTTGCATGTCGTTCATCGATGAATTGAAGCAAAAGGCCGAGGCCGAGATCGCCGCTCTGAAAGCTGACGCGCGCAGCGTCGAAGAACGCATCGAGGCAGCGTTCCACCTGGGCGCCGTGCACGCGGCACTCGACGCGATCGTGAAGGACGCGCGCAGCGTGGAGGAAAAGGTCGCAGCCGCGTTCGAGCTGGGAAAGGCCAGCAAGTAGTGCCCGCGCCAAGGAGGCGGACCATGGATATCGATTGGGGGAAGGTCAAAGGCGCGATCGGCACCATCGCGCCATGGATCGCCGGCACGCTGGGCACGCCGGTGGCTGGCGTCGCGGTGCAGGCGATCTGCGGTGTGCTCGGTCTGTCGCCGGACAAGGCCACGCCGGACGATGTGATGGCCGCCATCAAGGGCGCCACGCCCGAGCAACTGCTCGCGCTGAAGCAAGCAGATCTCGCGCATCAGGAGACGATGCAGAAGCTCGGCTACGACCACATCGAGAAGCTGGAAGCCGAGGCCACCGCGCGCGAGAAGATCGCGGCCGATGATCGCGCATCGGCGCGCTCGACCAACGCGGCGCGCGAGGCGGTGTGGTGGATCGCGGCCGGTGTGCTGGCCACGTTCACGCTCATCATGGGCGCCGTGCTGTGGGGTTGCTGGACGCTGCTCAACGGTGGCATCACCATCCACGACGTGTCGGTGGTGGCCGCGATCTCGGGCCTGGTCGGCTCGATCGTTGGCTACGTCGCGGCGAACGCGCAGACCGTCATCAACTTCATCTACGGCGGCAGCATGGGCAGCGAGAAAAAGACCGACGCCCTGCAGCAGTCCGTGTCCCAGGCCATCAAGGCCGCAGCCGGGCAGTAATCATCAGCGCCTGCCCGGCGCTTTCCCCGAGTGGTGTGAATGCGAATTAGAGCAAACACTCTAACAGTTTTGCTTTCATGTCTGGCGCCATGCGCTACAGTTCAGCCTTCAACGACGAGCGCGCAGAAGCGCGCTACTGATGAGGGGATCACGATGACCAACAACACCAATCGCGCGGTGAACAAGTACGGCGCGAACGCTTGCCGAGTGGCTTACTTCATGCACGTTGTGCGCGGCTACGGCGCACGCAGCATTGCAATCGAAGGGCCGGCCGTCCTGAAGACGACGAACCAAGCGGATGCTGCTATCAACGCTGGCCGCGAACTGGCTGCGATGGACCGCGCTGTCTGGTGCTGATCGCTTAACCGACGCCACTGAACCACCCTCGCGAGAGGGGCCTATGGTGGGTCCGCTGTGTCACGTCGGCGCGGCGACGATAAATAGCCCGTATCCCTGGAAAGGCATTCTCCTTGGTAGCCAGGCCCAGCGGACCCACCAGAGGCAATGAGCGCTCTCACTGATGTCGCTCGCCGGACGCGGTAGCCACCACTCGCTTCTTTGCGTGTTTCGCCCGCCGAGACATGAGGCAAGGACGCGGTGGCGCCGCCCCGGATGGACGGGCGACATCCGTGAGAGCACAACCCGGAGAGCAGACATGCTGAACCATCATCGCCCGCACGATTACCGCGCGCCGCGCACGCTGCAGGAAGCGTTCGGTCCCTACGCAAACTGGACGCGCGAGAAAAAAGCCACGCACTGGCTCGACTGGATCGTGCTCGGGGGATTGGCGTGGTTCGGCGGCATGTGCTGCTACGTGCTGTATCTCACAACCCACCTATGAGAAGGACACCCATGAATCAGCTCGTCGCATCGCCGTTCGGCCCATCGGAAGTCGCCGCAACGGAAACCGCAGGCGCTCGCCAGAGCCAACACCGCGAACTCGCCGAGATGCAGGTCAAGTACCTGATGGCGCAGCAATTCCCGCGCAACGTCGTGGCGAACATGGACAGGATTCTCAACGCTTTCACGCGGCCGACGCTGGCCGAGAAGGCGCAGTATCAGTTCGCTCGCGGTGGCACCGACATCATCGGGCCGAGCATCCGCGCTGCCGAGGCGATCGCGCAGCAGTGGGGCAACATGGAGTTTGGATTCCGCGAGCTGTCGCGCGGCATCGGCCCGGACGGCGTGCCGTTCAGCGAGGTCGAGGCATTCGCTGTCGACCTGGAGAATCGCAACCGCAAGCCGATGCAGTTCATCGTGCGCCACTGGCGCGACACGAAGCGCGGCGGCTACAAGCTCACGGACGAGCGCGACATCTACGAGCTGATCGCCAACCAGGCGCAGCGTCGCACGCGCGCGTGCATCCTGGCGCTGGTCCCCGGCGACGTCACCGATGCGGCGATGGATCAAGCCGCGCTCACGCTGCGCTCGAAGGCCGACACAAGCCCCGAGGCCATGCAGAAGATGGTCGACGCATTCGGCGAGTTCGGCGTCACGAAGGAGATGATCGAGAAGCGCATCCAGCGCCGTCTCGATGCAATCCAGCCGGCGCAGGTGGTGATGCTCAAGCGCATCTATGCAAGCCTGCGCGACGACATGAGCGTGCCTGGCGATTGGTTCGAAGTGCCCGAGGAAGGCGAGGCCACGCCGAAGACCACCACCGGCCCGCGCCGCAAGTCGGAGGCCAAGGACAACGCGCCCGCACCGTCCCCTGCGCCCGCTGCCGCGAAAACGGAAACGCCCGCGCCGGCACCGGCTCCGGCCGCCGCCGACCAGAAGCAAGGTGACCTGCCGATGGGCGGCGATCCGCGCATCACTGATGGCCAGGTGAATTACCTGAAGCAGAAGATCAAGCAGGTGGGCATCGAGGAATCGACGGTGCTCACGCGCTTCCAGGTGCGCGAGCTGGGCGAGATGACGACCGCGCAGTTCGAAGAGATCAAGGTCGAGCTGATCGCCGCTTCGTGATGCTGACCCGCGACGAGAATCACCGCTACTTCTGGAACGGGGCGCCCGTTCCAGGAGTGACAGGTGTGCTGGAGCCGCTCGACGAGCTGTGGCACGTGCCGCCTGACGTGCTTGCGGCGAAGGCAGATCTCGGCACGCGTGTGCACCTGGCTTGCGAGCTGGATGACGCCGACGATCTGGACGAGGCGAGTGTCGAGGACGACGTCGCGCCGTACCTGGACGCCTGGCGCCGTTTCCGCGTCGAGAAGCGCGTTCAGGTGCTGTCGACCGAAGAATACGTCTACCACCCGCTGCATCGCTACGCTGGCCAGCTCGACCGCGTGCTGGGGTTTGACGGCGCCAAGTGGCTCGGCGACATCAAGACCAGCGTCGGCGTGTATCCGAGCGTCGGGCCGCAGACGGCCGCGTATCTGGCCGCGAAGGGGGACCCGACCATCACGCGGCGCGCCGCGATTCAGCTTAAGCCGGACGGCACGTATCGCCTGGTCGAGCTGAACGATCCGCGCGACTGGCCGGTGTTCCTGTCCTGTCTCACCATTCACCACTTCAAGGAAAGCAAACGTGTCTGACATCCTCGCACCCATCGCATCCCTGTCGATTCCCGACGCCGCTCTCGTCACGCAGCGCGCGCAGTCCGCGCTGCAGCTCGTCGAAACGTTCGTGGTCGACTCGCCCGAGACCTACCAGCTCGCTGCTGACGAACTCAAGGCGATCAAGGCCCGCGCCGACAAGCTGGAGGAACAGCGCACGAGCATCACGAAGCCGATCAACGCGGCACTGAAGGCCGTGAACGATCTGTTCCGTGGTCCGGCTGATCTGCTGGCACGAGCAGAGCAAGCGCTCAAGCGCAAGATGCTCGCCTACTCCGAGGAACAGGAGCGCATCGCTGCGGAGGAACGGCGCAAGGCCGAGGCGGCCGCTGCAGAAGAACGGCGCCGTTTGGCAGAGCAAGCCGAGGCCGAGCGCAAGCGCGCCGAGGAAGCCGCTGCGAAGGCCGCCGAGACGAACGACCCGCTGGCCGCCGCACGTGCCGCAGAGCACGCCGCGACGGCCGCAACGCTGGCCACCACCGCCCAGGTGCTGACGGCGCCTGTCATCGCGTCTGTGGCGCCGAAGGTCAAGGGCGTTTCCACGTCCGAGACGTGGGATTTCGAGGTCGTCGATATGCCGTCGATCATCAAGCACATCGCCGCGCACCCGGAGCTGTCGAACCTGCTGACGCTCGATACCACGGCGGTGCGGCAGTACGTGCGCAGCCTGAAGGCCAACACCAACATCCCCGGCCTGCGCGTGTTCCCGAAGAAATCCCTGCGCGCCTGATTTAGAGGAAACACTCTAGAAGTAGCGCTTCACTCCGTTGCGCATAGTGTCTACAGTTCTGCCATCGGTTAACGCAATGCGCTACCGACCCACCGAAACACTCAACGCAACCAAGGAGCAAACCCAAATGGCACACGAACTTTCCATCCGCGCGAACGGCACCGCTGAAATGGCATTCATCGGCGCAACCCCCTGGCACGGCCTGGGCCAGCAAGTCGACCCGAACGCCACCATCGAGGAATGGCAACGCGCGGCCGGCCTGGATTGGAAGATCGAGCGCGCACCGGTGCAGTACATGAACGGCGCGATGCACAACTTCGACGAGAAGCACGTGCTGTATCGCGGCGACACGAACGCACCGCTGTCGGTCGTGAGCGCTCGCTACAAGGTGGTGCAGCCGCACGACGTGCTCGAATTCTTCCGCGACCTGGTCGGCGCTGGCGGCTTCAATATCCACACCGCAGGCGCGCTGCGCGGCGGTCGCCGGATTTGGGCGCTGGCCGAGATCGGCAAGACCGCGCGTGTGGTCGGCAACGATCTGGTGGGTGGCTATCTGCTGCTGGCGACGTCGTGCGACGGCACGCTCGCCACCACTGCGCAGTTCACGACGGTGCGCGTGGTCTGCGCGAACACGTTGGCTATGGCCGAGCGTGAGGCGCGCAAGAACCCGAACATCACCATCCCGCACAACACGAACTTCGATCCGGTGCAGGTGAAGGCGGCGCTCGGCGGTGGCATCGCCTAGACGGTCGCGCTTATCCCCAAATACGCAGGCCGGTTGCCGCTGCCGGAACTGGAGCAAGCATCATGAACGACCAACAGCAACGCGCATTTCGCGCACTCACCTCGACGCAGCACTGGACGCGTGAAGACTGGTTCGTCGCCGGGTGGAACGCTGGCAACAATGCGGGACGCTCGCAGGGGCAGTACATTCAATATTCAGACGAACTGCGCCCTCGCACTCCGGAAGAAAAATCCGCGTATCTCGAAGGTATCGATGAAGGCAAGCGCCGAGCTATTCGAGACGGCCTTTCGCAAGCTACTGCAACGGACGCAGCGCGGGACCTGCTCGCCGAGCGCGCTCGCCAAGTGTTGCACGAGGGCTGGACGCCGGAGCACGACGACGAGCATAGCGGCGGCGAGATGGCGGATGCTGCTGGCGTCTATGCGCTGCACGCTGGCGGGCATGACATGCAGATGTCGGACGGCTCGCCTTCTGCGTATTGGCCGTGGGCAAAGGAGTGGTGGAAGCCGAGCGACCGCCGTCGCAATCTCGTCAAAGCTGGCGCGCTGATCCTCGCAGAAATCGAACGCCTGGACCGCGCCGCCGAGCGCGCACCGGCAGCGCAGGGAGATCAGCCATGAGCCGCAGCGGATACAGTGAAGATGGCGACAACACCTGGTCGCTCATTCGGTGGCGAGGCGCAGTCGCCTCGGCAATCAGAGGCAAGCGAGGGCAGGCATTCTTGCGTGAGGCTCTCGCCGCGCTCGATGCAATGCCGGAAAAGACGCTGACGACTGGTGAGCTGGAGACGGACGGGGAGTTTTGCACTCTCGGAGTCGTCGGTCACGCGCGAGGTCTAGATCTCTCGTCGATCGATTCGGAGGATTGGGAGCGCCTTGCCGGCACCTTTGACATCTCCGAGGCAATGGCTCGCGAGATCATGTGGGAAAACGACGAGAGTTTTCCATATGACTACGATTGGGTCGAAATTCCTGGCCCGCTGCGTCCCGCTGAATACCGGGGATCCATGCGCGTTGTGCGTGCCGATGCCCGCCACAGGCGCTGGCAGCACATGCGGGACTGGATCGTCCGCCATTTGCGAGGTCAAGGAGAGTCGCAGTGAAAAACCACAAGCCATTTTCCGTTGACAAACGCAGCGCACGCGACGTGAAGCGTGCCCGCCTGGCGTCCGGGCTTTCGCAGGCAGAGGCATCCGCGCGCGTCCGCTTGCGCTGCAGCTCGCGGTGGAGCGAGTACGAGCGCGGCGTGCGCGTCATCGATGCCGCGCGCTGGGAGCTGTTCCTGTTGCTGACCGACCTGCACCCGACTATGACATCGACGCGCCGCTGAAACCAAGAACCGGGTAAGAGCATCGAGATGCATAGGAGGTTATGGAGGTTATCAAG